TCCGATCAGTTCGGCGGTATTCGCGGAGATACTTCGCCCACATTTCACGATTCATCTCACGCGAATCTCGTATGTCGTTCTCATACATGAACCTAACAAAGTTCGTGGTGGCGTCTTCACTTGTTCCCGAATCCATGCAATACCTAAAAAAAGCGTAACCTTTATCGTAAAAATCCGCTTGATCGACAATGTTTTCATCAAGTCCATTTTCTATCCACCACATTTTGTATGATGTTTCGTCAATCATCCCGAGCGTTTCCGCTCCGTTGTAAAGAAAAACAAGATGTCCCATTTGCTCATAATTTTCGTGAATGAATTGAATGAGTTCCCGGACCATTGAAGACGGCATGGTTTTTTCATATTCGGGTTGAACGTCAACTACTATGAAAGTTTTTCCTGTTACCGACTCTTCTCGAATAGGCGGTGGAATGTCTTCGGTGAGTTTACCTTGAAGGTTGATGCCTTTCACGGGAGCATTACTCAGATCTTCAAGCGTTTGCCAGCCCCCTTCGACAAACCATACCGCCATATCTCCGATTCCATGGACGAAGTTCAAAATTCTATCTACTGCTACTAATTTTTCTTCGGGAGTCTCGGCCTGTTCCGCTTTTTCTGCCAGTTTGAAAAGGCCACTCGCACTATCAGAATATCTTGCATGACCATCCTCAACGTTCATATCACCGCCTCGTCCATACTTTTTCGGCCCGCTCCGATCCGAAATAAAGTTGAAAAACCGATTCCATTCTTCTTCGGTAATTTCATCATACTCGTCCTTACCAAAAATATCCATGTCTCGTCCATCTCGAATGTCACTGTTGATGGAGATTTTGATAACGTTTTCCGAAACGATTTCCCAGATTTTGTCAAGGGCTTTTTCGTTGACCCTACCATATTTAGCAAAAGTAAGCCACGTAAGCTTGAGAAGATTGGCAGGAACTAATCGCCAAGATTGATGTTTTTGTCCACTATTCCATTCGTTTTCCATCTGCTCTTTGACGCGATAATAGTCATGAACCCACCATTCGCTGGTTTCGAAAAGAAGTGACAATTTGAGCATACGTATAAATAGAAACAAATAAAAGTAATCTCAACGCTTTCTATATTTAAGAAAGCGAAAACCCTCAGTGGAGACCACTGAGGGTTTTCGTTGATTTTGGTTTACCTCTTAGGCATTCGCTCCAAAGGTTGCTCCTTGCGAAGGGAGGATATTGAAGTCGAAGGTGATGAATTCTGCGGTCTTCGTTGGCTTCAAGTAGATTTGACCATACAGGATGTTCTGATCAATAATGTCAGATGTATTATTCGTTTCGTCCATGACCACTTCGAAAGCATACAGACCAGAACGTTGCTGAATGCTCTGAAGGTATGGATTGACGATGGACAGGAAACGATTGCGGGTTGCAGCCGTATTCTGTTCGAATACCAAATATCTTGCGCTTGATGCGAAGAATTTCTTGATCTCGATAAGCAAACGACGAACGTTGATTCGGTCGAGGGCTGAGGAATTAACCTGTAAGGTCTTTTGACCCCAAACCACAATACCTTGACCGGGGAACGCTGCGATTGGGTTAACTTTACCTTCATAAAGGTCATCCCGTTCAGTGTGCGTGGTACGGTCAGTGACCATTTTAGCTTGTGGAATACCACCACGATTCAAACCTGCCACCGCCCACCATTCTCCCGCTACTTTGTCATTGGACGCATAGACAGATGGAAGAACAACAGATGGGGGCACTGTGATGATCTTGTTGGTGTTGCTATCCTTGATCTTAACCCATGGGTAGTATGCACCCGCATAGCTTGTGTCGAATTCAGCGGCCAAAGAAATGACCGATTCAATCTGTCCACTGCTCGGGTTGCCGTCATCGACATAGAGATCCATGATGTAGAAACAGTCACCCCGAGATTCACACATGTCTACCACAAGGTTTGTTACATAGGAATGATGTTCGTGGACAATACCGGGGGTCACAATCATGTTAATGTCGAACTCATCTGAATTTCCAAGAGCCGCCACACATTGCTTGTAAGCAATGCTACCTGCGGAACTGATGCTTGTGCAGTTGAGACCTTGAGTGTTACCGGGAACGATATTTCCACCAACATTGATAGGAATCGCTGGAGACTGTCCATCGAACCCACCTTGGAAACCGAAGACGAATTTACGCATTTTCACGTAAGTAGTTTCCATGGTTGCGTCATACACCGCTGGCACTACGTTTGAACTGGTGATAGTAGAACCAGTCGAAACTCCACCAGCGGAAACTTCCGCATCCAAAGCAAAGGCAACGTTGCGTCCGACGCTGCTGTAAGCACCAAATTCTGGCAATGGGGCGAAATATTGTTTATTATCGTCCGAGGTTCCGATACCAGTAGATGCCGTAGGATACAACTTGGCAAGTTCATTGTCCGCACCTGTTGGGGCGTCATCGAAGTTAATACCCGATGGGTACTTACCGGGAGTTGGTCCATAGACCGACGCCTTGGTGTACTTGATGGATGGCACCCAATATCCTGCGGCACTGTTCACTGGCACTGAGTAGGCGGCGAATCCGTAAGGCACTGCCGAAACTGGCCATGGGATATCGTTCATCTCGATACGAATATACTTGCTGTTGTTGTCGTAAGTTCCGAATTCCAGAATCTTACCATTGAAGTCAATGTAGTTGAATCGATCACCAACTCGACGAGCAACAAAGTTCGAGGAATCTGGATCGAGATTACAGTTGTTGAACTGTTGAAGAATCTTTGGCTTCTTATCCGTATCACTGTAAGAACGAACGGTGAGCGTGAAAGAACCCCAATCTGTTCCCGAAACGGTACCAGCCAATTTCACGTTGCTGATTTCGATCTTGTAGGAAGTGTTCATCACCGTTCCGTCGCTCAGGGTGTGAACCTTGAACAAACTAAAACGGGTCGGGGATCCACCATTCCACGGAGAGATTTGCTGAGAAACCACCCATGGGGTTGAAGCATTGGTCAGACCAAATGCGGAGTCACCGTTAGTCAAATCCAATGAATACGCATCGGTGAATTTCAAAGGTTGACCTTCGAAAGAAACATCAGGAAGGAAGCTTCCAGAAATCCACCATTTGGAAGGATCATCGACGACTGCTGCGATCTCATTTTCGAAAACCTTGTAGAGGTAAGCCGCTTCTTTCTTGGTTCCAGCCGCATATTTTGCCGGATCCCCAGCCGTTGCATCTTTACCGAACACCGAAGTAATATACTTCGTAGATGCGGGATTCAACGAGAAGTTATAGACGCCGTAAGGAGTCGAACTATCCGTGGATTGCAATGTGAGATTGTAATCCAATGGAAGCGTTGAAGCTGGATTGCTGGCAGTGGTCATTACAGACCCGCTGAAACCGGAGGCTTCCAAACTACTATTAATGGTTACATTCTGTGTATCCGCAAGAACAGCCAGAATCTTGTATTCTGCATTGGCTGACCAGCTTGCGCTACATGGGTCGTAAGATGCTGAACCCTGCTTTTGGAATTGACCTGTGTAAGCTCCGAATGAACCTGAGACGAGTCCTTCCAAATAATATCCAGTGGTGCCACAAAGGGTGCTAACTGACATCGTGGTGTTCATCAAATAGGTGACTCCAAATGGAGCACTACCCGCACCAGTCCATACACTACTCGTAGTCGTGATAATGTTAGAACCAAGTGTTGCAGCGATTCCGCTTGCAGTGATTTGCGCCAAAATAGCTGCATCACGAACGGCTGGACTTGATCCAGTAACCGATGAAGTTGCTCGCAGTTGAACTGGGAGTAGAATTGTGAAATTTCCCAAGTCTTGGGTTGTTCCGCTGTAATAAACACTTCCGGAGGTATGCGATCCGAGTGAATTACCTGTTGCGGCTACAGTGTTAAAGGAAACAACGACGGGGACGTTTGTGAGCGTCAGAGAACCAGTGACACCAGAATAGGAAATATCCAATGCGATCCCAAGTGAGTTAGAAGCGTAGGTTGCATAGGACGCCGAGGAAAGAAGCGTCGAAGTAATGTACGCATAGGAAGAGCTTGGTTTGGTCCAGCCTGCATCTGCACCACGAAGCCAATCGCCTTTAACTGCGTAAATTATCATCGGGAACTTCTGATGATATCCTGTCAAAGCACCGACACGGCAGACCGTCACGAATCCCTTTTCAATCAGGTATTCCTTGGCAGTATATGGGCCATAGTACACACCATCGGCCACACCAAAGCGTTCTTCGAGGTCAGCGGTGCTTTCCACAATGGTTGGGGAGAACCCCGGTCCTTTGGGGAAGGGCGCTACAATGACAGCGCCGATGTCGGCAACGCCTTGTGCGAGTCCAGAGAGGTCATTCTCTCTTGTGAACACGCCGGGGCTCACTATTCTATCTACGGGAGAAAATCTTCCGCCTTCGTTAATTGGCATATGTTATTTCCTATTGGTTACAGGTTACGTTTCTGCATTATAAATATCTCCCAAAAATTGGAAACGTGAGATATTTATGGTGTTGCATTTTCTTTTGACGTAACTGGAACCGCAGGGATAAACACGCCGTTCGATAAATCCAGAGATCCTTCTCCATACTTCTGGGTCAACTTGTCTAAAAGGGAGGATTCCATTGTTTGAAGTTGAGCGTACTCTTCTTCGGCTTTTGCCTCTCGATCTTCCAGTTCCTTAACCAGCTTCAAGAGATGCATTCGTTCCAATCGAAATCGACCAAACTCGAAAACCTTCTCTTGAACCTTGTTTTGAAACAGGCGGATTTCTGCTAATTCTTGCTCTGTAAACTTGATTTGATTATTCATAAACAATTTTTAATACTTATTTTTGTTTTTCGTGAAAAACACATTTATTTTGATATATTGTTATTCCGGAAGGCGTGGTTCATCCCCCGTATTGAGATTAGGATAAGTTTTGCTTTTCCATTTATTCTTATCCCGATCCAATTGAGTTAACTCCAAGTCGGTGGTCACCACTTCAGTACCAATGATCATTTTCTTGGGAGTGAACAACTTATCCGTTGTTGGATACTGTCTATCAAGAAGCTGATAGCTTTCAGGAAGAATGTATCCATTAGTAATCAAGTTGAACTCCGTTCGCACTATGCGGTCATCGTCGGCATTCAATTCAATAGTATGGGTAAAGGATTCGACCCGGCAACGAAAACGAAACCCTCGTGGGCTTCCCCAGTAATCTTTGGAATTGAATTTAATCTTTTCAATAATGGGATTCATTTGTTCATGGTATTCCGTCCAAACCATAAAACCGTATGTGAACACCATATGGTCGGCCATACTGATATTGAACACTTCATTGACAGGAGCGTTCTTGATTGTCAAAATGGAAAATTGAGTGTACTTATTCTTGATCGAATGTTTTTGGATCACCGGGTATTTCACGTAACGGTTAAAGATTTCAATATCATCATCGTTATCCGAACTGGTTCTTCGGAAAATCATCGCTGGAAGTTGAACTTTACCTTGCTTATCACGAATGTATCCATCTCGACGAGCGGCGACCCACTTTTCTGGGGAGCCATAGAAAATCGGGACTTTGATTATGTTCCCTTCATCAACAACTGCAATTTGCATCTTTTCCAAATGATCAAAAATCACTTGATCGACATCCAGTAAAGTGATTGTTTGATCTTTTTGTTGATCCGTATCTCGACGAATAGGAAAAGACCTATTCTCATCAACTCTCTTTTCGGAGAGAGCGATGCTTTCTTGTACCGGATTCGGCACAGGGTTTGAAGAATTTCCTTTCCAAGCGGGCATTTTTTATCCTTGTCGTTCGAAAATACTGAGTTTGCTGAGTCGGGAATAATGCGTATCAACGATGATGCTATGGCTTTTATCATCGATACCACCCAAAAATTGTTCCTGTTCAATGTTGTCGATTTCGTGATAACGCTCATTGAACACCACGATGTCTCCAGTCTCTGGATAAAGATTCACTTCTTTAAGCATATTTTCGCGGAAACGGAACTGAACAATCTGTTTACGGTCAGTTCCAAATTCATCAGTGGGAGTTTCAATGGTTCGACGATCAATCAACGCCGTTATAGGGACACCGGGATAAAATACTTTACCCGTTTTCGGGCTACTCTCACCATAAACATTCACTTGAGTTGCTTCGGGCACCATTTTGTGAATAATCACGAGAGTTTGAATGATGTCTCCCATCAATTCCGCGTTCCAACTATTTATGACTTTTAGATCCCGCTCGGAATAGAATCGACCATATGATCCCATATTATTTTTCTCCTTTTGTGACAGATGTCATTCCATAAATAATGTTTCCATACTTATTTGTTTTTACTCGATTATTATAAAAACACCTTCGGCATGTTGAATTACATTTCTTCGCTTTCCAATACACTTTATATGTTTTGTAAGATATTTCAGATGAACAACTTGGACAGATTCTTTTCATAAAATTATACAACAACACATCCAAACGCCGACATAAATGTAAAGCGGAACCCCTTTAAGAGAAGTAATAAGTTGTTCCGTCATTTCAGCTTGTTTTTCCATTTGATTGAATTTGCCCGATTGCATAAGCATCTCTCTCAAATTCTCCAGAAGAGATTCCTTTTCGGTTTGCGCTTCCTGTCTCAACTCCGCTCCATCCAAAGTGGTTTCTCCACCGGGAATTGGAACGGTTTGATATTTCTGTCGAATCATTCCGAGGGTTTCTTTGCAACAAGCTAAGAAATATTTACGAATCCACTGGCGTCCCGGTTCATTGATTTGTCCGTAAACAGGCTTGACATACGGAACATTGGAATAATCAGACACGATTGAGCCCGCTGAGCCGGAATCAGACAAACTCAAACGATCCTTCTCCAAAATATACTCGAAATGCATTCGATACCCATAAGTCGGAATTGGGAACAAACGAACTTTATTGTTTACAATTTCAAAGCTGTAAGCCGACTTCCGAATCATATCGTTAAATTCAATACCTTGCATACGAAGCAAGTCTTCGAAAATAGGGGTCATCAGGAATTGAACCGCAGGAGAGTAGGCTCCGAATCCTAATTCATTCAAAATATTGCTATAGCTCATACCCGTCATAGAAAACGGGTCATAGATACGAGCGGATGCTGGTGGGCGATCATGAAAAATCCGTTTGATTTCCATATGATCGCAATTTTCTTGGGTATCCCCCCAAAGGGCCTGAAGGTCGTAATCCTGTTTTCCGGCCTCAACTTGAATCCAACCTTTTTTCCAATCAACTCGGCCACCCGCTCCGGTTTCGGAACCATAATCCTTGGCAAGGGTAATAACTTGTCCCAACCCTATTCCCGTGACATTTCTTCCGTTGACACTACCGAGAGTTTCAAGATTTTGGCCTTGGAAGACCAACATGTTGTTAACAATGTTGAATTGGTTGAGTTCTTTGCCGTACTCGTTGACCGCTTCTTCGTAGCAGGCGTAGAAGTCCACATCGATCATTTCGATGTCCACAATAGGGTAACCAAGGCGGTGGGAAGCCCAGATCATTCCCTTGTAACATTCGGTCACGAAAACCGAGTCCGAGTCGTAGAATCCATAGGGGGTTAAACCGGGAACGGGTGAGCCGCTGCCGGGAAATCGAACCCTATCTTGGTCAATGAGGTATTTGTCCATAAAAAATCAAGCGTTATCACCTTATAAATATACGAACCTTATTGCTTCCGGCCACATATTTAACTATAGCGACATGGCATGTACATCCATTTCGTTCACCAATATAAATAAGCATGATCCGACTCAAACAACTGCTCACAGAGGTCAAATATGAATATGGATGCGTAATGGCTCAAGTTCCATCCACCGCCGCTGCGCTCGTCATGGAGTTTGGAAAGCGGATTATTACCGATGACATGTTATATTTGGATCCCGAGTTGCCCGATGATTATGGAAGAGAGCGGGAACCTCATGTTACTATCAAGTTTGGGCTCACCCAAAGCTATCCCAAGGAACAAATTGCTCAGATGCTCCAAGGGACGAAACCTTTTATCATTTCCGTTAAAGGAATGGATATTTTTTCCAATCCAAAGTTTGATGTTGTGAAGTTCAATGTTGAAGGCGAAGGGCTTACTCGTTTACGAGAAATTTTTAATAAACTTCCAAATGTGGACGAACATCCCATTTACCACCCCCATATGACCCTTGCATATGTGAAGCCGGGACTTGGACAGAAATTTCAAGGAAAAGTGACTCGGGCCGTTTCCCGAATTCCTATTTCCCACATCAAGTATTCAAGTCGAGGCCAACCTTCCTTTTACAAGCTATGATTTGTGAAGTTCATACCGATCCCTTTATTTTAGGTGCCGTGGATGCGTGGGGAGATGTTCACAGCCAAATCGCCCGAGATGATCAATCGCGTCATCCTCAAGGATGGGAGCGATATAAAACATGGCGGTTTATTCCTGATATAGGTCTACTCATGTGGTGGGAAACCCCTGATGAGGGAGAAAAATTAACCGTAGAGGATTGGCTGGATCGTAAAGGGTATGAAGTAAAAATTCGCTCTGTTATGGGACAGAAGCTTCGAGTGAGTGAAGTTGTGAAGTCGCTCAAAGGCTCAACCATCAAGAGATTTCAGAACAACGTCGGAAAATCAGTTGGAACACAGATTTATGTTCATCGTAAGTATGCCAGTGAAGTGATTCCCAGTGAAGTTTTACGCTTTGCTGCCGAAACGTTGAAAAAGTTCAAACCAAACTTTCGGTTTAATTCGGTTATGTGGAACCGGGAAACTAATGCCGTTCGGTTCGACGAAGCGCCAGATTTCGATACGGCTCGGGAACCCCATGTTGGAAAATACATCACGATTTTGCCCGATGGAACGGCCAAAGAAGGGCAGTCAAATAGCATTTGGCATCATAAGTGGCTGTGGGTCAAGGACGATTATAAAGGATTTGATGTTGACAAGGCTCGTCAATGGAGTACAATATGGCTGTCGAAACTTCCGGCTATTGCTAAAGGAACAGACACTTCTTTTGGAAATCAGTTGAAAGATATTGGATTGAGTGAAACACCTTCTCAAAAAACGGACATGATTTATGGGGGGATTCTTGGAAATGGGGCAATTATTATCGCCAAGAATACAGGAAAGCATACTCCAGAAATGGGATGGAACCGTTGGATTTATTCAGATAAAAAAGTGTATTGGTGGAGTTTTCCGCCCGATGAATCAGATAAACAAGAAGTAACAAATTATTTGGAACATCGAGGGTATGGTGTTGACAATCATTACCCTTTATGGGATGATACCGAAGTTAAAACTCAGACGTATTATTCGAAGAAAGATTTGGACCAGTATGGGGAAGGACCGATAAATTTGAAAGAGTTACTTATGAACGAAGATAAACAAGACGAAGCAGCATTGGATTTTTTGAAGCAGATGGTTCGCAAAGGACCGTTCAAGGGACAGGTGTATCTTGCTGGTGGGGCAGTTCGTGACATGGTAAGGGGTGAAGTTCCCAAAGACCTTGACATCGTTGTGACCGACCATGGAGAAAAGGGAGGGATGGAGTTTGCAACGTGGTTGGCGCAACAAATGGGGAATTACAAAGAGGGATCAAACCCAGTTTTGTTTCCAACGTTTGGAACCGCCAAGGTTGTTCTGACAGGTGAACACAATGGAGTGCGCTTGGATGGATTTGATGTGGAAGCTGTGTTTGCGAGAAAGGAAGTTTACACTCCCGGCTCTCGTAAGCCGCAAGTTTTTCCCGGTACAATCGAGGACGATGCGTTCCGTCGTGATTTCACGGCCAACAGTCTCATGATTGATTTGACCACGGATGAAATGCTCGACATCACGGGCAAGGGAAAGCAGGACATTGCGGCTGGTATCATCCGGACCACGAGCAATCCAAACGAAATCTTTGGACAAGACGCTTTGCGTATGTTCAGGGCGGTTCGTTTCGCTTCCAAATACAAGTGGAAAATCGACCCTGAGACATGGGATGGCATCAAAAACAATCTCCAACTGCTCATCACGAACAATACGTCAAAAGAACGTATTGCCGATGAATTGGGCAAAATGCTCACGCACGCCAATCCTGATTTGGCCATGGAACTTTTGAATGACCTTGGGCTGTTGCCCTACCTTGGAAAGGAATTCCAACAGATGGTCAACATGACGCAAAACAAACACCATGTCGATGCGGACGGAAATCCGGTGACGGTGTTCAAGCATACGATCAATGTCCTCAAGGGAACGAGACCCGATTTGCTTGAGCGATTGATTGCCTTGTTCCACGATATTGGCAAGGTGGTCACTCGTACCGTGACGCCAAAGGGCGTTCAGTTTCTTGGTCATGAGGCGGAAGGTCCAGCCATTGCCGAAAGAATCATGCGTGATTTGAAGTTCCCGCTGGAAATCATCAACGCCGTTAAGCTTGGTGTGGCCGAACACATGAAACTCAAACCGGGAAAGGATGATGCGGTTGCACTTTCTGATGCTACATTGAGAAAGTTCAAAATCAAGCTTGGAAAGAACCTTGAGACACTTCTCAGGGTGATTCATGCGGATAACATGGCCCACGCTCCTGCTTCCCAGATGCCAAACCAGATTGCCAACGTCATCAAACGCATTCAATCGTTGAATATTCCAGAAGCCCCCGAACTGCCATACGATGGCAATGAAATCATGAGGAAGTTTGGTGTGTCGGGTGAAGCCGTTGGAATTCTCCAAGATATGTTGGTCGGTGTTTGGTATAAGAAAGGAAAACTTTCTGAACACGACGCCGATGCTGTAATCAAAGGTGTCATGAAAGAATTGCCACGATTGATTCAGCAAAAAAGAGACAAGAAGAAACCAAAATGATCAAACTCAAATCTCTCGTTGAAGCCGAAGAACCCGTGGACTCTGATCAATGGGAAGATTGGGAGGAATACCTCCATTATTTCGAGTATGACATCGAAAAAGGTGAAATCGCCAAGCTGATTAAGAAACATGGCCTTAAAGGCAAGGGATATTTCGATCAGAAACTCATCAAGATATTCGGTAAAACTCCAATATATCTTTTGTACAATGCGGAGAATGAGACTTTTGATGTTATCAAAGATATTGAGCAATGGATTTATGACACGGATATTTCGGATTTCGTTGATCCCGACACAATTTACAACAACTGGGTGGAATCGTCTTTGAAGGATATGCGGGTCAACCCCGGCAAGGTGTATCATTACACCACCCCAGAAAAATGGGCATTGATTCAAGAGGACGGAAAAATGGTAGGAAGTTATGGCACGGGCATCAACAATCGAGGCGCATACGGTATTTTTACATCCACCGATCCAGAAGAGTATGCCGTTGGCACGTATGGGAATGTTTGTTTGGAACTAAATTTGGATGCTTTCAAAAATGAGTCAGGATTGCCTGCCTTGAATCTGGAGTTTGAACCCGAGACCATGGATTATTTGATGAGAAGCACAATGGCCAGCGCCATGGAAATTGAGATGCGGGATGATATGCCCTCCGACATTTCCCCTTATACCGTTGTGGTGAATCAAGTTGTTCCCCTCAAATACATCAAACCAATATGATACGAAATTTCAACAGTCTCGATGAAGCCTTTAACCTGCCCCCCGAGTTGGATTCGCTTACTGAAGGGTTAGCGTATTTTATTGCGTCGTTGTTTCTAAAGTATTTTCAAACTCGGGCAAGTCACGGAAAAACCAAAAAACGCTCTGCTATTGTAACGGCGCATGACGATTTGCGAGCGGCGATACAATATCGGAACGAAGGAAAGGCGTTGTTTGGAATTATCGGGGATAACCGGCAGACTGCATGGGGGAAGGCCGATGGACTAATTTCTCTCAAATCCCCAAAAGACTTTCCGAAAACTGTTCTTAAAATCATCGATGGTTACTCGTTTGCCACTTCTGGTTATGTTGAAGAAGTAGAACCCAATGAGATTTATATTCTGGTGGATCGGCAGGAGTTCATTAACCAGTTCAAAGGTTCTACGGCTGAGTTGATTGATACTATAAAGCATGAGGTTCGCCATTGGAAACAACTGAACCAAGGAAGGGGGTTGCCAAAGACCAAAGTTCTGAATCGGAACTCCAATATTCTTGGGTATCGCCATGATCCTAAATACAAAGCAACCAAAGAACCTCATTACATGCGAGATATTGAGTTTAAGACCAATCTGCATACGTATGCGTTTTATATTGAAAAATATTTAAACAAAACCCAATCGAGATCTAATTGGAAAACAACGTTTAAGGCTTTGGTCACGGGAGCATCCTCGCCCGAGGATTTAGATCCCATTCCCAACAATCTCGGCCAAATGAAGATACGGGATCCGCTCCGATGGAAATCTTTTATTAAAGAACTGTATAAACTCATTTTTCATGAACTACGAGAGGCGGGTTCCCCGCCGATGAATTTGGATAATTTTGTCAAAGAATATGAAGGTTCGGACGTGCAAGAAGGTATAAAAACCATTAAGCTCAAGGAACTGCTCTTAAAAGGTTTGGAATAAGACCTTTTTTGATTATATTTATAATCGAATGCCGTACCTTTGTTACAAGTGGGGATCATGCAGCGTGCCGTGGAACATGGCCGACTGGACTTGGAGCGAATGCGCTCTTATCCAAGAGATTATCTCTGGCAATCCTCCCGGCGTTCCCGGTGAATTGGCGTTACCGCCTTGGTTACGAGAAGAAGAAACGTTTGGCCTTAAGAAGGACGAAAAGGAAAAGCGTGAACGGTTTATCAGACTTTTGTGTAAAGTCCGTGGTGAACCAGAGTATGATGAAAAAAAGAAGGTGCGGGAAGACATTAAGGTGACCATTGAAGATGTGAAGTTAGTTATAAAAACGGTGTCGGGCATAGACATAACAGCGAAAACCGAGGAATAACATGTATAATCTCTATTTAGACAAAGCGGAAAACTTCGAATGCGAAGTCGCTGTAAAAAACGCATCTCTTAAAGACGCCTTCGCCAGAATGATCGTCGAAACCGCTGACTTTTCTTTGATGTTTCCCGGTGTCCTCAAAGATGGCAAGTGCCAAGTCCCCATTAAGCGGCTCAAAGGATTGCTTGGAGAAAATCAAACGGGCAAGATGCATTTGGAAGTCATTGTCGAAGATACCTATTTCCGTCCTTGGGAAGATAATTTTCAAGTCGAGCAGCATACGGCAGTCAAGGTCCGTGTCAACGAGCAGAAGAAACCAACCAAACCCATGGTCGAAGTGAAGTCCGTAAAAAATACCAAAAAACTCTCCGATGCGGCAACAGACTTACTATTTATCTGTGAAAAGGTGGGAATCAATAAATCCAACCTTGGACAGAACAAGAACAACTTCAAACAAGTTGTCAAAGAATACTTTAAAGCCAATCCGGAGCAACTGAAAAAGAGTGCCCAAGTAATTTCAGAAGCCGCCCATGCTTTGAAGTAATATGAGTTATGCCGTCAACAATAGGAATTTACAAGATCGTTAATAAAGTCACCAGAAAGTACTACATTGGCAGTTCTCTCAATACTTCTCGCCGATGGAGAGAGCATACTAGATATCTTACTAACAACAACCATTGTAATGATTATCTTCAAAATGCTTGGAACAAATACGGTCCATCTGCATTTGAGTTTGTTGTAATCACGGTGATTCCTTCCGGCGCATCTGAAGCAGATATCCTTCTGGAAGAACAAAAATGGTTGGATAAAGCTGCCAACGATCCGCTGTCCTATAATTTGACATTTGTCGCCGGACGCCCTACAGCAAATCTGAGCGAATATTCAAAAAAGAAACGTTCCGAATCTTTGAAAAGGGTTCCTCGGACACCTGAATGGAAGGCGAAAATTTCTAAATCCCATTTTGGAATTCGTCCAACCGCAGCGACATTGAAAAAAATGAGTCTGTCAAAGATTGGGAAAAAACAAACAGATGCCCATAGAAATGCGGCAACGGAAAGTCGAAAACGGCATTGGGATTTTGTTTCGCCGACAGGAGAGGCGGTTCATATTTATGATTTGAAACAGTTTAGTAGAGATCATGGACTCCATCCCGGAGCAATGTATTGGGTTTTTTCGGGGAAGAGAGCCCGTCATAAAGGATGGACCAAGACGGGGGGGTTAGTATGACTTTTCCTGAAAGAAATCTCGCAGAACAATACATTTCTTCCTCTTATCAAGATGTATTGCAGCAATATGTCACGACGGGATCCCTTCTTTACGTCCTCGATGGCTATGGTAATGCAGTCTTTGGTGTTCAAACCGGTTCACTAGGCCAAGTCGTCATCACTAGCGACATGACATCGTCGATGACGGTTCTTAGTGCGTCATATTCGCAGGTCATTGAAGTTTTTAGAGTATCATCGTCATTTGCATCGTCATCACTTTCGGCATCCCATTCCATTTCGGCTAGTTATGCTTTACAATCATCCAATGCCGACTCGGCCTCCAATGCTAATTTTGCCAACCTTGCCACAACGGCAATATTTGCGGATACCGCATCCAATGCAATATATGCAGATTTCTCCGGCACGGCTTCTGTTTCCATTGAAGCGATCAGTTCATCCCTCTCGCAAACTGCAAGCTATTCACAATTTTCCCTCACCGCATCATATGCTCTAAATGCGGGCAGCGGAGGGACGACATTGCAAACTGGGTCGGCGTATCCGATCACCTCATCTCACGCCGATTCCTCCTCTGTTGCAAACAGTGCTTCGTATGCTTTAACGGCCTCGTATGTGCTGAATGGCGGCGGATTGGAAACTGGGTCTACCTATCCAATAACTTCAAGTTGGGCACTATCTGCCTCATGGGCGCCGGGCGGAAGTGGAGGAGGGACAAATTTAGAAACTGGATCCACTTACCCAATAACTGCATCGCATGCACTGACTGCAAGTTATATTGCGAATATGCCCAGTGGTTCAACGGAAAGTGCCTCATATGCATTAACCGCCTCATATGCAATGAACCAAGGAATTGGAATTCCTCGCTATGATTATTCGTTAGTAGAATATCAGGCGCCGTATGGCCAATTTTCAAAATGCACGTATCGAGTGGGTGGGGCAAGTGGCTCAATCGTATGCGTCGTCGATGCATATTACGACGGGACACTATTTATAGGAGTATCAAAATCATTGGGATGATAAAGTAAATTTATGGCAGCCGTATCAATATTATCAGGAAGTTATCGAAACTTGGACGATCCATGGTTCAATCCATTGAACAGTGGTGACACCATCACCATCGATGGAACATCAACTCTTATTATTAATAGTGATGTTTTAGCTACCACTTCTTCATGGGGCGGCCCCCAAAACGTTACTTTGGGTAGCATTACTTTGAATGATGGAACCGTGCTTGTTGATGGACGGTTTACTCGATTAATTCCTTTTTCTGGAAGTTCTGCCGCAATCATGACTGGCAGTAAAGTAACGGGATCAACTAGCCAAGCAGGGGGTGAAGTTATCGCTGTTTATACGTCTCCCGGAGTTACTGCTGAAGGATGGGTTAAATTAAGAACAATCACTTCTGGTTCTGGAGCGGCCTCGGTGACGGCATCGTTTGAAAGTGGATCTTTGATTCAACCGGGAGAAACTTTAATTTTCTCCGCTTCCAGAGGACCCGAAGTCGCTTCCGCCACTGCGGCAACCACTGACCGAGTTGGGTTTCTTACCATTTGTGGAAAAGAATCCGCAACCATAACTACAACTCGTCTCGCCAATTTTATTGTTCGTGGTTCATGGTATGAATTCGAGAACTCTGGGAGTGGATTACAACCTCAATATTTTCTCCCTCCAGAAGCTCGCTATATTCAACAATATACCACGGGATCCCAGCATTTAGGAACTATTCCCGCGATATGGGTGGAAACCGAATCCGGGTCCAATGATTTTGTTCCATGGGTCAATGCCGGAAACTTATTGGTTTCGGGCTCGGGGGTCTCAGGAAGTCGAGCGAATACATTTTTTCATCAACCACATCTCCCCGGCGCAGGAACAACTACTCTCTTTTCTTCCAGCTATATTTCCGCGTCATTTCCAACTGGATATATTCCCGGAAGAGCCGCCATGGGGAACATCATTCCTAAACATGCTCGGGTTCGCATTCCAAATATCCATTTTATTTCCCAGATTGCAGGCGATGCCAAGGGCACCAGTTCCTTTAACACCACGCCAGCTACTCGCTATGACTTCACAACAACCAATGCCGGTGTTATTGATTGTGATAAAGCTTTAGCCACGGGATGGTACTTTAGTTTAAGCCAACCCTATTCCGCTGTTTTGACAAATTGTGGTTTATTTTCAACCAACACCACCGAAGTTGGAACAAACTTGGCTTTTTACAATTGTGGAATTGGAGCATTCGGCCTTATTGATGAAGCCCCATTTACTTTTACAGGAAATTATGGGTCATCAATTATTTCCAATACAATGGCAATCCGGTTAAAGGGACCCGTTCTTACTGCCACAAGTTGTAAAAACTTGAATGTTTCCAATTCAACGTTTCTCACAAGTGGCTCCGGAGCCGCAACTCTTTTAACAAGTTTTGTGAACTGTGCCAATGTCACAATGTCCAATAGTCGAACGATTGGTTCGTTAAACTCTTTTTCGGCATATTGTGATACGTTTTATATTGTCAGCCATTCCCATCAAGATGCTGCGACGGGTAGCACAACTGTTTCTCAAACTCGTGGCGGGTTTACGTTTACAAACTGTAATAATTTCTTGATTGATTCATTAATTACCGAAAGTGCAGTAGGAACTGCAAATATTAACCGGGGTACTTTATTTTCTCTGACTTCCTGTAATAACATGCGATTTAGAAATATTGGATCGCCATCGGCACCGTATCCGCTATCCAATCTTTCGGATTATCCTTTTAGTTTAGTTAACTATAACACATTAACTGAAATCTCCCGATGTTATTTTACACAATCCCGAACTGGATTTTTATTATCCAATAACTCCAATGCTGGTCTCTGGGTTCAGAACTCTCAATGTGATCGAAATGACCTTTATGCACCCATTGCTTTGGACGTTAAATCTCGGGGATTAAGAATGTCCACCGGTAGTTTTTTGAGTTCGTTGGGTGTAGCCTACAGAAATCAAATGGCGTCTGTGTATGGTACCCATTATTTCGATACATTCCTAACCGATACAACTGGAAGTATTGGACTTTGGGCGATTGAAGCCACGAGCGACCCCATCAGCGCAGCGTCATATCAAATCATTAACGGGCCAGTTAATTTCGATTCTTTGGGTGGGGTTCGTTTGCAATATTCTGGAAGTGAAATCATTTGGACGTGGCCATGGTATGTCAAAGGCCATAGAGGATTTTTGGCAAACAAATCACCACAACTCCTTGGCACTGGGTCAAATAACTTAAATATTGAATATCAATTAGACGATGGAAATGGATTTTCTGGAACATGGGCGAGTGCCAGTACGTATAATTTGGCGGAGGAGTCGGCTAGTATTGATCCTGCTATAGGGTTTAAAATGAAGATTCGTACTCGATGCACAACCACGAATCTTACAAATATTTTATATGGAATGATTTTTTATACATCTTCTAGCCTTGAACTTCAGCAAAGCTCTGGTAGTTTGTATCCATTGGATACGGTGAATACCTCATTGACATTTACTAATGTGCAATCCGGATCTGAAATCAGAGTTTATACGGCAAATACCCAAAATGAACTTGCATCCGTAGAAGATGGAACTGGATCATTTTCGTATAACTATACATGGGAAGGACTGGATCAGTCGGTGGATGTTCAAATCGTAAGTCTGGCGTACGAAATTTTGCGATATGAAGGATTGAGTTTGGGGCGTGGCGGGGTAACCATTCCATTGCAACAACGCAGAGATCGGAATTATTACAATCCCGATTAAATACCAAAACTCTTGTTTTTCGTCATGATGGAGCATATTTATACGAGACAACCAACTACATAACTTAGGAACAATATATGTCAAAAATAGTCGATCCGGATTCTCTAAACCGAAACACTGAAATCGTGTTTTATACGGGATCAAATGCTTCTGGCTCAAAAGAAATCGCACTTTTCATCGCTGGTAACTTAACATATGACGGAGTAACGGGACAATGCATCTATTCCAAATGTAAAGAACTTTGGAAATCCCAAACGGATCTGATCAAGTTCCCATTTCCAATTGTTTCGATTACGGAAAAAAAGTTCGATATCGTGAACCGATGGAACTGGGCTACCGGATCCGGTATTGCTGCGTCTCGTAACTTAATTCGGGACGCTGGTTGGGCCTTTAAAGATCCAAATAACAACTCATTGGAAGAATATATGGGGTTCGTAACTCTTGGAACTTTAGGAGATTCTGACCAAGTTTATTATCAACAATCCGCCTCCTTGACAGAGACGAACAATGTTTATACGGGCTCTGTGAATAACGCCGTTCAAATTTTTGCGACAGGTTCAGTTGGAGCCTACTATGGGAATTTTGATTACCGGAACTATTTTAAGGCGTTTGTCCGAACCTTTCAAAAAAATTACGATCAGGTTCAGTTATCAGATATTGGTGAGACATCGGTAACATATCAGGTTTATGCCTTTCCTCTCCAAAACTCATCCGATCCTAAGATTACCCATACGGACGAAACGGTTAGAACGGGTTCGGCATATTCAGGTATCACTGTTTACTATTACACGGCTTCTGTCGCTCGAACTATTGGTGCCGGAACCTATCAATTTAACACAATCATTGATGGTAACAGTGCTACAAAAGAACAGATTTATGAAAAAATCCAGTTCTATCTCCGTTCGGCGTCGAACATCAATTTTGGCTCCGGTAGTGCTAACTCTTATACCGATATTCGAGGTAAGACAGCCAACGAACTTTTGAACTTTGTCGGTGATACGCTCCAAACCGCCAATGGTGTTTATGTTGATAATATTTCATCATTGGACATTAACTTTTATCAATTCCAAGATACGGGTAGTAATTACAGATCGTTCCCCTATGTAGCCGCAGGCGTTGTAACGTTTAATGATAACTTGCAAAATGATATCAATGGTATTTACAAAATCTTCTTTACAACTTTACCCGCCGCATCGGGTTCTTATGGGTCGGCCTCGGCATTGTTGGTCAACGATAATTCAGGGTTTCCGATTACAGGGTCAACTTATGGAACGGCGTCACGAACTTTTACTTTTGATTATGATGGAAATACGCAAGGTGGAAGAACCGCTGCTGCCGATGCCGGTATTACAATTGTGGCCTTGGGATTATCTACGGCTCAATATGTATCCACGGCTGGAACTATCGCAAGATCAAACGCAAATGCATATTCATTGGTTGCCGCTTTAGAGCGTAATTACAGCAACGTCTAATATTTAGTTTTATGGTATGGCCAAAGTTACTTTTAATGGATCGGAGAGATTGATTCTCGTTGACACGGGAAATACGGATATTAACGTACAAATTGATCTTTACAGCGATTGGAAAGAATGGGTCGCAACTTCTGATAATAGTAAATATCTTCCCGCCTTTCAAGTTTTAGGTGGCGACCCCATCTCAACTGGAGTATATCTTGGATCCACATACTTCTTAGAAAACGGGTGGCGAGTTCGTCCATATGAAGGCCCCCATCAACTAAACATTGTCGGAAACCTTTATACTCGGGAATCAGGAGAACGTCCCGTTATTCCAACAACAGGAAGTTATAATATTCTTGTGAACATGGTTCGATCAAACCTTGTGGATACTATTGCTACTGGAGGGAGTAGCGTTGATGCTGCGGCCATAGCGAATGCCGTATGGGGATATATGACCACTGGTAGTATGGCCTCCGATACGTTTGGCGATCATGTTTATCGAAAACTTCTAACTTTAGCCCAATACATGGCAACCAAGTAAAAGAAGTCCCTCTTCGGGATGTGGTTTATGGGGGAAACTCCATCCCTTTCTATATTTATTGATAACATATGGCCCTCAACGATACCCCGAATAAACTAGAAAGCGTTTGGATTCAAAGGAATCCTCTTAACCAGTTTTATGAACAGGTCAATATTTCGGGATCGAATTTGATTGTTTATCATTCTTCTAGTGGCGAGTTAATGGCCGACAGGATTTCGGTCTTCGCCACAAAATATGGATTGGGTGGAGCCGCTGGGTCGCAAGTTAAAGTTTCTGTAACAGACACTACAACCGGATATTTAAGTGGAAGTAAACTCTTTCCCGGAAACAACATCTCATTCTCAATTGCAAACCCCGGTGGAAATGAAGCGTTGGTCATTCATTCGTCAGGAGGCGGAACCGGATTAGCCACAGGATCCACTTACCCCTTCACGTCCAGTCAAGCATTGACGGCCTCCTATGTTTTAAATTCAGGGACTTCGTTCGGACTAGCAACGGGTTCAACTTATCCCATAACGTCTAGCCAATCTGTAAGTTCTTCGTGGTCTAGGATCACCGACATTGGAAATGCCAACGTAGAGTACGCTCCACTTTTAAATGCTAATCTCATAGGAACCAATGGTGGTGGTACTAGTCTTTTTGCTTTTAACCCATCCACCGGTTCTTTCCGAGCAACTTTATTTCTCGGATCTTTAACAGGAAGCAGTTACGGTACTGCAAGTTTTGCAAATTCATCTTCGTACGCTTTAACTGCTTCGTATGCTATGAATGGGGGTGGAATAGGTGGAGGATTAGCAACTGGATCCACGTATCCAATTACGGCAAGTCAAGCATTAACCGCATCTTATGCTTTGAATGCAGGAACAGGTGGAGGATTGTCTACAGGATCAACGTACCCCTTTACTTCCAGCCAATCCATAAGTTCTTCATGGTCTCGGATCACTGATATTGGAAATCAGAATATTGATTACGCCCCACTTTTGAACGCTAGTCTTATAGGCACTAATGGCGGAGGTACTAGTCTTTTCGCCTTTAATCCAGCCACAGGTTCTTTTCGAGCAACCTTATTTCTTGGAACGTTAACTGGGAGCAGTTATGGCACTTCCAGTTTTGCAATTTCGGCCTCCTATGCTTTGAATGTATTTGGACTGGCAACTGGTTCCACTTATCCATTCACATCCAGTCAGTCAATTACTGCTTCATACTGGAATTCTAGTTCCATAAATTCATGGACAAACAATAACTTCCAGTTCAAAATTGCAACGGGATCCACACTCCCAATTACCTCCAGTCAATCAATTACGGCCTCTTATGCTTTGAATGCAGGAACTTCATTTGGACTAGCAACGGGTTCAACTTATCCCATAACGTCTAGCCAATCTGTAAGTTCTTCGTGGTCTAGGATCACTGATATTGGAAATGCCAACGTAGAATATGCTCCTCTTCTGAATGCTAGTCTCATAGGTACCAATGGTGGTGGTACCAGCATTTTCGCCTTTAATACTGCCACAGGTTCTTTCCGAGCAACCTTATTTCTCGGATCTTTAACTGGGAGCAGTTACGGTACTGCAAGTTTTGCGAATTCATCTTCGTACGCTTTAACGGCTTCGTACGCTTTGAATGGAGGGCTAGCCACAGGATCCACATATCCTATAACGGCCAGTCAATCCGCTACCTCATCTTATGCATTAACCGCCTCGTACGCTTTGAATGGATTCGGCTTGGCAACGGGATCCACCTATCCTATAACGGCCAGTTGTGCCGTAAATGCTTTAAGTGCGTCGGGCGGGCTAGCAGTAGGTGGGTACCATCAGGGACTAATTAACACGAGTTCCGTCCAACTTGGCTTTGGAATACCAAAGAATCAACATTCCAACATCAATGTTCAGATCGGTTATGGCGTAAATGCTAATTCGATTTCTTCCTCCGGTGAAGTTGCGATTGGTTATGAGGCTGGCAAAGATACCGCTAATGGCAATCAAGCCGTCAAAATTGGATTTTGGGCGGGTAAGACTTCAATTACGTCCGATTTGGCGGTTCAAATCGGAAATGAAGTAGCGGGCAATTCAACCACGGCTTCTCAGGCCGTTCAAATCGGTCATGATGCCGCAAAAAATTCAACGGATGCATCGATTGCGATTCAAATTGGTTCAGGTGCTGGATACGATGCCAAATCGGCCCTCGGTGCCGTTATGATCGGTTATCACGCAGGATACAATGCTGCTACAGGAAGTTATTCGACGCTCATTGGAACAAATGCCGACACGTATAGTTCCTCTCTGTCCATCACTCGATCCATTGCCATTGGATATAATGCCAAAGTATCGGCCAGTCGAACGGCGGCTATTGGCGGCACCGGAGCCGACTCAATTAAGGTGACCATTGGTGGAACTTCCGCCGTCAACACGCTTGATGTTATCGGAAACATATCTTGCTCTGTTATCACCGCCTCGTTGTTTGGATCTGCAAGTTATGCGATTTCCTCTTTAACATCGAGTTACCTCAGTCAGTCTGTTTTGGGAGGTGGTATTTACCGAATAGAATCCATAAGCAGTGCTAGTTATGCCTTATTAAGTCCACCTAACCCAACGACTCTCTACGTTATCTCTTCTTCTGAAGTTCCGACGTTTGATGTAACGGCATCGTATGCGATTTACGCATTGACGGCATCGTATGCGTTAAACGGCGGTCTCGGCGGGGGCGGATTAGCAACTGGATCCACGTATCCGATCACTTCCAGTCAGGCGATTTCGAGTAGTTATGCGTTATCGGCGTCATATTCTCTCTCATCTTCCTTTGCTGTCACGGCTAGTTATATTTCAAGTGCCTTTTCCATTGTTGGGACCGCTTCTTATTCGCTCTACACGACGAATTCACTTTATGCGTTAACAGCGAGTTATCTTTATACGTCCACTGGGGTATTGTATTTCTTATCTGCGAGTGCCATTGCAACGGGAACATCCTCTTTGGCGCTTATTCCAACTTCAAGTTTCGATGGATGTTTTATTAATTATATTGCTAAAGGATCTCCAAATTTACGAGCGGGAAACCTTTCTTCGATTTGGAGTGGATCAAGTATCAATCATGCCGAAGCCGCTACGGCAGATCTTGGAAATACAGCGGGATTAACCTTTAACTTAATTCTATCCTCATCCTTTGCGGTTTTCCAAGCAGAGAATAGATCGTCAACCATTTACCAAATAAAGGCAACAATTACCAGCATGTAATGCTATTTATACAGAGAAATCTCTTTGGAAAGTGAAGAAGTAGATTTATGTCTAACGAATTTGTCATCAAAAAAGGTCTTCTTGTACAAGGAGGTCAAAACCAAATCACCGGAAGTTTGACGGTTTCCGGTTCTATTTCGGCTACTGCTATCACCGCGAGTTTGTACGGAACCGCTTCGTATACCATATCTTCCTCATGGGCTTCCAGTTCTCTAACGGCTTCGTACTGGGATAGTGGTTCCATAAATTCTTGGACATCCAATAATTTCCAGTTCAAAATTGCAACTGGATCCACACTCCCTATCACGTCCAGCCAAGCATTGACCGCATCCTATGCTTTGAATGCAGGGTCTGCATTTGGACTGGCAACTGGTTCCACTTATCCCATAACTGCTAGTCAATCCATAAGTTCTTCATGGTCTCGGATCACTGATATTGGAAACCCAAATATTGATTACGCTCCACTTTTTAACGCTAGTCTCATAGGAACCAATGGTGGTGGTACTAGTCTTTTTGCCTTTAATACCGCCACAGGTTCTTTCCGAGCAACCTTATTTCTTGGACCATTGACAGGAAGCAGTTATGGCACTGCAAGTTTTGCGAACTCAGCTTCCTATGCTTTAACGGCTTCAACGTGGCAATATCTTCATACCATGCACCCAAAAGCGGGCTGGACCGTGACTGATAATACAACGGCGTACTACGGTTGGTACGATGATCGTACTTCTGTATACAACAATGCGAAAATGTATATTCCGTTCAATGGCACGTTGCGGCAGATGGTAGTTAAAGTGCTGGTAACGGCCACCCTCGGCTCCGCCGAATTAGTTCACCACGAGGCCAATATTAACGGCATAGGTAGTCTAATGGTTTCGGCGAGTTGGAACACAGCCTTTTTAACGGCCAGTGCCAGTGGATCATATTCAGTGAGTCAAGGGGATTGGATTGCGCTTAAAATAGTTACGCCCACTTTTGTAACCGACCCCGGAGGTGTCCGTGTTCATGCCACTTTTGGTTTTACCACGCCTTAATATACCTATAATCTGTTATCCAACTGACACCTGTCGTCTTTAAACGTACAATCACCCAAAGCAATCCTGTGGAGGAAATTATTAGTTGGGGACCGAATGCAAAATTCGTTTTCCTCGGAGTCTTCCATCGCATTAATTAAAACGGATGACAATCTTTTATATCTCTATCTGATGCGAAATACCGGACAAGAAATGTGGCGAACTTTAGTTTATTGGTAACTAAGTAAAATTCACGGGGTTCATCACAGGAGCGATATCTTTCTTCTCTCGCATCCATGCCAATTTTTTCATATATGGGATGATGGCTCGAATGTTTCCCTTGTCTAAAACCGACAATGGAATATCGCTAAATAATTTATCGTTCGCTCGAACTTCAATTTCAACTTCATGAGTGGAATCTTCCTCATCTTCCTCGCCATAATCTCCCCATGCATCACCAACCCCTCGACTAATAGCCGTCAAATCCTCGGAACGTAAAAACCATGTTTGAACATACGTTTTGTTTCCTGTTGTAACCATGCGCTTCCAATTCAGAAATTTCATGGCATAGTCTCGGGCATCTTTGGCCGAGCCATACGCAATGTAGACGGCATCACTAGCTTGTTCTTGGCTCGCATAAACCTTGTCTTCCAGAAGTTTTTTTATGAGAATTTCCGTGGGGCCTCCAGCCGATCCTTCATTGTTCCAAATAGCCAGTTCGGCTTCATCCAGTCTATCATCATCAATCAAAGCTTGTAAAATGGCTTCTTCATGATCCCCTAAATATCCCATTTGATCAGGAGCATCGCCACAGAAATGTTCATAGATTTCTCGCGCCACCTGTTCAATGACGTATCCTTCATGATTGGAATCGCCAACATCTCCATCGGCAAATTGAGTACTTCCATCGGGATAAATCCACCATTCTCCCCGTTGTACCTCTTGAAGGACTTGAAGAGTTTCAGTGATGATTTCTCGAACAAGAGTTTGAAGCTGACTCTTTTTAATCTTCATATGGAACGTCAAATGATGGATTTGTCAAGGCAAATTGTTTAATGGATTCGAAAATGTTGACGGGCTTTCCGGTTTTCTTGAGTTTGGATGGTTCCGCAGGTGCAACTGCCGATGGTTCTTCTTTTCCCGGTTCGTTTGGCGCAACTGGAGATTTTGTCTTCTTTTCGATGTAATCCGCCAACGCAATCAAATGCTTGCAAAGGCCCGGTACATTATTGGGATTGCGAATGCGCTTACCGTAAGTTCCATTGTTGGTGTTACCGCCTTGGAATCTCCATCGCTTATCAATGTCCGCGTTCGGAGCATCTTGAACGGGGGCAACTTCTGCTGCCTCAAAAATATTCACTGGCTTTGCCCCTTGGTCTTTGTACTGCGTTTGCTTTGGTTCGACCTTAGAGACTGGTCCTCCAGCCGAAAATCCTGCGGTAGTGGTCTTTCCGGTATCTCCCGCATCCACGTCCGAATTGGCTTTGGCCCAAACATACTTGTAATCAGGGCAAGTGCAATTTACTTCAACATCGGATTGTTCATGGGTTTTAGCCACCGGGGAATCCTTTTGTTCCTGTACGAAACGGAGATACCCCTGCCAACGTTGTTTTGGAGATTGAGAATTTCCGGAATGAGATTTGTAACTGAACATGGAAGTTTCATGCTCATTACCATCTTTCCCAACTGTGCTGACAACCCGCAAAGAACGAACGTTGACGTTTTTAGCTCCTCGTTCTCGATCATCGGCCCCGGTAGTTGTTCCTTTACGAAGGTCGGCCCGAGTCTTGTAGTCTCGCATACTTTGATGAAGTTCATCATAAGTCATTTCGTTGAGACTACCTTCCAAATTCAAAGTTCGCCCATAGGCATTGCTATACTCCCCATTCAATCCAATATCCATAGACTTATCCTCAACCCACTGCCGCTGCGCCTTGGTGAGGCGTGGGGTGACATCTGACCCCATATCGATGATAAGAGGGTGGGCATTGTCTCCGACGACAACACGGGCATATCCGAGCCGATACATGGCATCATACTCAGCTTTGTATCCCGCATCTACCTTTTTCCCTAAGCGAGCCAAAATTTCAGATGCTCCCTTTTCATGGGAACCCACTCTTTTTGGGGTACCGTCCGGAGCCAGCCAAATGTTCTGCATTGGCATCCAAGACTCAAATATTGGAACCGCCCGCATGTCATCGACAAATTCTTGCAACTGCGGGTCTTTCAGAGCTTGTTCAAAACATTCTTGCCACGGGATAATAACAGGATTTCCAACTTTGTTCAATCCGGCACTTTTTCGGATTTCCATGGCGAGACGTTTCCATAAACCCGCCGCTTTTTTACGAACTTTTTCACGGTCTTCTCGAAGACGCTTTTCATGGAAATGCACTTTGAAAGTCTGGCGACTGTTATCTTCAAAAACCGCAGTCAATGTGTCTGCGCCTTCATAGATGAACCATTCCTTGTTTTCATGGAAGTTCTCAAACAGAAGACGACATTCATCCACCCGAATGTTTCGACGCATTGGTTCATCATTGATAACTTCCGCTCCGGTTTCGACAGCGAGATCCTTTAAGGCTTGCCATTGCTTCAGCGACGGGGGACGAGATCTATCGTAAGTTACTTCCAGAAAATATTGTCCCAACATCCCCGCAAAACCAACTCGAACATAGCCTCTTTTATAGAGTTCAGGATAGGCGTCCTTAACTTGTTTTATGGTGACTCCAAACTTTTGATTAAGAATATCCCCGCCTTTTTGGGCATGTCCTAAACCGGATACCGGAATGAGATTAGTATCCGGATCCATCCACCAGAACTTTGAAGGTCGTCCGGATTCTTGCAACGCTTCATTGAGCGGCTGAGAACGCTTCAAACCAACCCATTTTGTTTTATCCACGCCGAACTTCTTAACGAAGGGCTTCATCCGTTCAGATTGAAGCGCAAGAACAAAACATTCCTTCCATGGCTTGTATTGCTTCCAGAGATTCTGATAACCATCATGGGGGCCATGAATTTTCTTGGTCTCTTTGTGAATACGAGCCGTTTCACGAATCCAGCGACAGGATGCTCGCTGACCCCATTTCTTTACTTCCTGAGCGGAAGGAGTGCCATAACCCTTAGTGGAATCAACATATTCTTCGAGATGCGGCGGAAACTTTACTTCAAACCAAATACGGGCCATTTCTTTATTATAGCCCTCGGGATTCAGATAAACCGCCACTCCAGTTGTCCCATTTTCCCAGTCGTTTCCACCCTTATATGCCTGCCATCCACTCCCTTCTTGATAACGATCAAAGTTTTCGGGTACACGAAAAGTGGGCTCATCCTCAGCAGGACTGAACCCATCAAGATACATTTCGTTTATGAGGTTTCGGTACGTGGACATGATATTTCATCTATAAATATCATGTCGAATGTAAAGAATACTCCTTTTCCGCGATTTAACTTAGCCCCAGTTTCCTGAGCGGTAATCATCGTATAGCCACGTTTTCCCGGTTAGGTGGTCCTCTACCATTCCATGCTGCACTCGAATCGTCCTACGCTTATCTCCACGCATTCCAGTCCCTATCTGAGCCCTCCTTTGATCACCCCTCTCCCTCTGTTGCGTTTCACTCTGTTGTTTCCAGAGCATGGCCCGTAGAAGTTTCTTGGCAGTTTCTTTATTTTGGAACTGAGAACGCCCATCTTCACATCGAACGGTGGTTTTTGTTGGGATATGAGTCACCACTACCGCAGTTTCAACCTTGTTTCGGTGTTGACCCCCGTTTCCAGACCCCTTTGTAGTTACAATTTCCAGATCCTTGTCCAAAAGCGTAAACTCTTGAACAGTAGGCTCTTTTAAGACTGCAATGGTAATGGTGCTGGTTTGAACTCTACCGTATTTTTCCGTTGGCGGAACACGTTGCCAACGATGACCACCAGCTTCGTTAGAGAAATCCGAAGTGTTTTTACCAGTTATTTGAAGAACGGCCAGACCCGGCCTGAAAGAAACTATAGAATACTCAAAGTGACCCCCGGCGTGCCAGCCGCGAGTAAATATTTACCTGTTCGGCAACCAAATCCTTGGCGTCCGCTCCACCTTCTCCTGCTCTGATTTCTATAATCATAATGTTATCCTATCACAAAATAACTATATTGTCAAGTGCGAAGAATACTCCTTTTCCGCGATTTCCGAAACCTTCTGGACAATGTGTTCCTTGTTGCAGGCATACAACCCAGCACTCGAAAAACTCGTTAACTCCAAGACCCAACAATTTTTATCGGAATCCTGACAAATATCCAAGCAAAACACCGAGTCCGGATAATAGTCCACCTTGTTCAAAACCTCTTGACAGAACTTCGTGGCCTCAACCGGGACACTTGGAATCAAACAAACCTTGCCTTGAAACCTATAAGTTGACGAAGCAATGATTTCTTTGAACTTGGAAACCACAAACCGACCTTCCCATAAAATATTTTTTGGGGTTGACACCAATACCAAATCATGTTCACAGTCCTTGTTGGAATCATAAAGTGTCGAAAGATCGATAATATCCAGCAACCCCGCCTGAAAGGTTTTCTCACCAGAGTCGGGTCGTATAAAAATCATGGCATCCTTACCGTAATGTCCCCAAACGCTGTATTTCTGCCGAACAACTTCTTTTAACGACATGATGGCATACTGGTCATTAAAAAGATACGGGCCAAAATGAGAGTAATACGCCGAGCAAGCATATTTTGGGAAGTCACAATATCGAATGGGATAACAGTTCTTTCCATGAAGTTGGTCATAAATCATCTTCACCATTTTGATGGACCCATTGGCAATCACGCAACGTTTTGGTAGTTCCGAATGCCCGTCTTCGTAGATGGTTGGAACCCCAAGAGGACGAAGCATATCCTTAGTAAACCCCTCGTTCAGTTCAATCAACGGATACCCCAATGCTTTAACCGCCAACTGTAACTCTCGGAAACTCTTTTCCTTGATAAAATTTTCAATAACCCAATGCGCCTTCATAAACGATATTCATTAACTCTTGTAACTCTTTTTGTGTTAGTTTCGTATTGACATATCCAACCACAGGAACTTTGTTTCGTTCAATTTCTACCGTACATATCGAATCGTGAAATTCTGTGTCCATATCAATAAGCGACCATTGATGACCCCCAATATGTTCCCAGTGCGTCTTCATGTTTTTCTTTTCTGTTTTACAGTCATGCGGAATTGTATCAAACTAATGGGAAACTGTCAAGTACAAAAAAAGGGCCGCTCCTAAGAGCGGCCCGTGATTATTGACTCAGAGCTTATACTCGGTCAGTGTCGGACACGTAGACCAACCCATAAAATTCGGGACGTACGATTTTCTTCGCATATCTCGTCATCACACCCCTGCGAGGTGTGAAATTGATTGGGTCATATACCAGAGGAGTCTGGATGAGTGGGATGTATGGGGCATACACCGCACCGGTTTCGAGGAAGTTATTTCCACGGAAGCCGAGCAAGATCAAGTTTTCTTGCATGTATGGGTTCTTGTAGACTTGGAAGCGACTTGCGAAGCTACCAACACGAGAGACACCCATTGCGAACTTGGCAGAATCGCCATCAGTGTTTACCACGAATCCGGGGATGGATTCGAGGATGGTTGCGACATCTGGTCCAACGACCATGAAGTTAGCACCACCACGGAGGGTCAACTGGTGAATCTTGTTCGAGACCTTTTGGATCTTGTTACCAAGAGTCTGGTACCATGTTGCCTTCGTGTAATAACCACCGGTTCCAGCAGTCGTAGTGTCTTGGACAACATACGATCCACCGGTCTTGATGATTTCACGATTGAGCACTGCGCTCCAACGTTCCTTGTTGATGTTAGGAACATTGTTAATCAGCATGTCGAGGATTTCGAGGTCGATTTCCATGGACACGTACTCGGACAACAGGGCAGTCAATTCTGCTTCTGCGTCAACGCTGTGATAAGCGTTCAAGTCTTGAGCCAATTCTGGGGTCCAGACGGCTTTCAACTTACGGGTCTTAGCGACGATTGGTTCGCTCTTCAACTCAAGGTTGACTTCTGGGATACCGATATCCTTGTTCAGGCCAGTATCCGTTGCGTCGGCGGAAACGCCGAGACGATCTTCGAAGTCACCACGAGACGTATCACGAGGTTGGACTGAGAAGTTTACGCCCCATCCAGTGGACAACGAGCTTGAGAGCACGCCGCCGTTAGATGCGCTGACTACAAACAAAGCTTCATTGCCGCTATAGCGGGTGAAACCGGGGAAGTAGGTGATGATTCCTGATCCCGTTGGAACGAAGCTGCGAACAGCGTTCATGTCTGGTGGGGATGAGTAGTTTGCAACTGCCGTGGAGGTCAATCCATTGGTCGTGATGACAAACAGCTTGGCTGCGGCATACGATTGGGACAGTGATGCGTACACTGGGTCGTTGGAGTTACCAGTATCGAAGTTGATATCTGCCAAGGAGGCAGTAGCAATCGAGAAGTTCAGCAAGGATGCTGTCTGGTCGTTAACGGTATAACCGTAACGTCCCGGTCCATACAAACCGCCGACAGGAGCGTTGGTTGCGCCGAGCTTCCATGGGTCAGTTGATGTGGAACCAGAGATACCACCGAACAACGAAGAGTAGTTCGTTGCAGTGTCTTTGGTGAACACGCCGGAGTTCGTTCCATACTTGAAGTCCAAGTAGAATACGAGACCTGATGGCAGGTTCATTGGTTGCACGCTGACGAATTCCTTCGCAGCGATTTCAGCAAATACACGACGGACGAGTGGCAATGCCACACCAGCCCATTGTTCAGAGTTCGCAGAAGTTCCGGTGACGGAAGATTCTTCGATCAATTGCTTTGCTTGGTTTTCAAGCAGTACGGCCATATTGCTCTTGGCAATATCGTCCTTGAGTCCCTCAAGAAGTCCAGTCTTATCCCATTTGGACACGAGTCCACGGGTTTCCTGCTTCAAGCGAGCTTGCGGATCGAGCGCACTGGTCAACAGTTCTTTTACATTATCCATATACGTTTATTCCTTTTTCTCTCGCACTTACTTTTTTGGTTGTTGTTTTGGAGCGGGAATTCCTGCGAGTCTTTGGAATTTCTGCACCATTTCGGACTTCACACTCTCGGCAATGATTTGTCGAGGCGCTGTTCCGGCTACGGGTTTGCTCGCCATGCCTTCGGTGATGTTTTGAACTTTAGTAGAAGCAGGAATCTTTTCCTTCTTCTTAAAGTCAGCACCGAAATTGAGGGACTCAGCGATAACCGCATAGGTCATCTTGACTTCACGAACGTTCTTGGCCAGATCAAACATTTCAACGATCTTCATTTTCTTACCGTTGTCCATGCTGTATTCCTTAAACAGTCTGTTCGTGTAGAGCAGTTTAGCATTCAGCAGGTTGATCTCATTAAGTTGTTGACGGAGGTAGGTCAGAGCTTGCTCTGCCTCATTAAGTTGAGCCTTCAATTGCTCATTTTCCTTTAATGCTCCACCGGGAGTCGAAAGGTTGTCCTTGGTGACATTGGCACCTTGATTTGGACGTTCAGCTTTCGTTGCATCATCTGTCTTTACCGTTGCGCCTTCTGGGAAACCAGTTTCCTTCGTTTCCTTGAGGGCTCCACCGGGAGTAGAGAGATTTGTCTTTGTGGCGTTTTTCGCCTGATTTGGACGCTTGGCAGTCGTTGCATCGGCAACTCCACCCTTATATCCTTCACCACCACCAACTTTGTCTTTGGCTGCGGTTTCGAGATGAGTTGAGTCACGAGCGTCGGACGATGGCAGCTTATTGTCAGAAGTGGCGATGCCGGAAGTCTTGACAGGAGCATTTTCCTTGAGCCACGGTGGCTTGTTACCCTTTTCCTTGTCGTCTTCGTCTTCGTCGTCTTCGTTCTTCAAGCTTTCCAAAAGCTCATTTACGTCAATTTCTTCGTCCATTCCTTCTTCGCCTTCTGGGGCTGGTGCTGGCGCTGGTGCTGGAGCAGCAGAAGCGTCAATTGGAGCGCCGGGGGCTGGAGCGGGACATGGGGCTGCACCGCCGAGTGGGGCTGGTGCTGGTGCGCCTGCGCCGAGATCCATTGGTGCGCCACCCATTGGTGCGCCCATTGGTGCGCCCATTGGTGCTGGTGCGCCCATTGGTGCTCCGAGTGGGGCTGGTGCTGGTGCGCCCATTGGGGGTGCGCCTGCATCCTGTGGAAGCTCGCTTTCAAGCTCACGGATGATTTCTTCGATATCAGTTTCGTTGACTACTTCTTCCTGTGCCAAACCTGTGGCTTGTGGAGCTACTGGTGCTGGTGCTGGTGCTGGTGCGGGGAATGAGTCAGCGGTTTCCTCTTCGAGTTTTGGGGTCAACATCGCTTCGAGACGTGAACCAAACGCTTCCTCCAAAGCTGCTTTGGCGTTTGCCAGAGCGGTTTGTCGAACAGCCTTTGCGTCTGCGATGGCCTCTTTCAAAAGATTGCTATCCATAATTGGTTGTTTCCTTGCGGTTTTGAACTTATTAGAAGTCCAATGAAGTTACACTTGTTTAGTGTGGCGGCTAAGAAGTAGCTGCATTTCTGGATTATAAATATGGTTTCAAAAATGAAAACGTTAAAAAAATCTTGACACTATTTATTTAGTGGTAGAGTCGAGACAAAATTTATGCCAGCCCAAAGCGAAAAACAGCAAAAGTTCATGCAGGTGGTTCATGCCATGCAAAAAGGCAAAACGCCCAAATCCGGCAAAGCAGGGCAAGCTGCTGACTCTATGCGGCCACAGGATGTTAAAGATTTTCTTATGCAGGAATGTGGGTTGATGGAATGTAATGTCCCGGCTAAAAAGCGAATTGTAACCGTTTTGAAATCTTTGATTGGGCATAATGCCATTACCGAAGAAGATGAAGCTACCCCAGAAGTTGTTGCAAGTTCTAAAACCCTCCACGGTGATTTCGACCAAACGTTAAAGATGTATCGAGGGTTTGAATTGACTCCAAAAGAAAATCAGGCTATTCAAAATTTCGATGGAGCCGAGCCCGCTGTCCATGACAAATTCAAAGTTCAGTACAGTAAATCAGATGATTTCACAAACAACAGTACCATCGTAATCAAAAAGCTTCGTCAGCCAGATGGGAAGTATGTTTATACGGCCCTTGTTAAAGTCCGTGGTGGTGGCGATGAGCCCGAACCAACTACCGAACCCCCAGCGGGTTCGGCTCCACCGCAAGAACCAGCCCAGCCAAGCACACAGGCTCAACCTCCTCAACCGCAGCAACAGATGCGAGAAGGCGGATCAGGCGATGAAATTAAAATCATCAAATCGATTCCGATTGACGATTCTGAGGGTTCGGAGATTTTAACCAATTTCATTCAGTCCGTTTATCATCAACAGGCATAATTATGACCCTTATCGAAATTCTCCATACTATTCAAGATGATAAAGAAAAAGGACTCGTCAATATCGATGATTGGAAATGGGCCGATGCCGACCATCTTAAAACCATGGGATTTGATTTTGATGGCGATTATGTGATGTCGATGAAAGATCCCTCCATTAAGGTTTATAAAAAGAAATCTCCACAAGGAGAGATTTTTATGGTGGAAGCTGAGAAGCAACAACCCAAGGCATTTCAGCAATTCGATCAAGTTGTTGAATTCTTTGATCATTACTCTCAGCCTGAAATTGATAAGGAAAGAGACTAAAACAAAATTTTTGAACTATTTATAGCCGTATGAATCTACCTAAGACAACTGAATTTTCGCTGAAACACATCGTTGAGAACATGGGTGCTATCTCTAACAAGATGGGCCAAACTCAACAGCAAGACGCTATGACTCCTGAAATGAAGCGTTCCTTGAGAGAGATGGCTATGTCCTTCAACGAATATGGTAAAGCCTTTGAGGGCGAACAAGCTATCATGGATGCCGCCACGGCCATTGGTGAGTTTATGAAGTTGGCGGAATCATATGCTGTCAATGAAGGTGGAGATGTTTTCCAAGAGAACATCATCAAACAGAATTTCCAAGAAGCCCAGAAGAAAGTTCAACAACTTCAAAAGCTGGCCCAAGAATGCTACGTCCGCAAACAACAACTTGGTGTGCTGTTTGATGACATTCGTCACGTTGTCAGTCGCTACTACAAGATCGCTGACCCCGCTCCCTCGCCCAATACTAACCCACAGGCGTAATGAGTCGGATGAGCCTCAAGTCATTGCTTTGTGAGTTGACGCCAGAAGAATGGAAAAAGAAGGGTGAGGAAATCGCTGCTTCTCGTAACCAATCTCCAATTTTGAACGCTCAGGAAGAGCAAAAAGTCATTCAACAGTTCAAAGCCCTACCTCTGAACAAAAAGAAAGAATACGCATGGTGCCTCAAACGCCCCTGCTCTTATTGTGAAAAGGAATTCAAAGTCGCCAATGTAGGAACTTCGCATGGTATGTGTCAACGACACAAAGATACGATATGGGCACAAATGAAAAAACAAGCGCCCCCATCGAAAGATAAGGGCGCTTTTGATTTGGCTAATTTCAGTCCCGAAGAACAAAAATTTGCTGAGAAGTTATATGCTGTGGTTAAGGCGAGACATGCCAAAAAGAATTCTACTCCTTCAACGCCTTCAACGCCTTCTCCAACTCCTTAAACGTTTCCGGATTTTTTTCAATAGCAATGTAGTCTTTATTCATTGCTTTCGCCACAAGAGCAACGGTACCCGAGCCACTGAACGGATCGAGTATTGTCTGAACTGGATATCCACAGAGTTTGATGCACGTTTCTGGAAGTTCTGGTGGAAACATATCGGGGTGTGGTTTCTCTTCACTGGAGTTAATGGTGGGATAATTAATATTCCACACGTTCCCTCGACACTTGAGATTTCTCCCACCCGCAAATCGCTTGGCATTGGTGATGTCTGCATATGGAATTCCAATAGCCAAACGATCTAACTTGGGCATTTCTCCCTTATAAAGCAAGAAAATAAACTCAGTGAGATTGTTCAGCCGTTTTGATCCTTGAATGGGCTTGTAGTGATTTTTTCGCCAGACGATTGTTTCGTTCAATTGAAACCCCATGTTCATGGCAATTTGACAAGTCCGGAATGGCCGAAACTTATCTTCGGCCAGATGCCCAAAGTTCAAAAAGAAAAGTGTGTTGGGCTTGAGCAAACGATATACTTCTCGAAACGCTCCGATCATTAGCTCTTCTGACCATCCATCCCCATTTTTATATGGGGGCGATGAAATAACAAGATCAACGGAGGACGAGGGTAACCCGCCCATCCGTTCAACACAATCGCCTTGAAGAATCATTCTGCTGCGTCGGTAGCGGGTTCTTTAGCGGCTTCGAGAGAACCGAACTTCCCATCGGTGATGAGAATCCGTACTGGATCTTTGGTCTTGATCTTGACTTTCTTTTCCTTGAGATACTTCGACTTGAGACCATCAAAGATGTCCCGCATATTTTGCAAGCGGCTCTTCTTTGTCTTTGCTCCCTCGTTTTGATCTTTGGCCGCATCGGAAAGTTTGGAGAAAATCAACGCCGGGTCTTCTCCTTCCTCTTGCTGCACAACAAACGCTGTTACCGTTTCATCGGCCTTATCTGCCGCCAACTTTCCGGATGGATCGTTGAGAACAACGACGTATTCATACTTCGGCTTGTCTTCTTTGTTGGCTTCCTTCTCCGCTTGCAACTCAGCAATGATCTGTTCGAGATCTTTGATGATTTGAGTTGCATTTGGAACTTTGCGTTCTTCGAGAACGCCTTGTACTTCTTCAATACTGATTTTGCTCATAGTTTGTTTTTCTTTATTGTTTCTCTGACACCCATTAGGATTTTCCCTAAATTGTTTTCGCCTTCACCATCTTCGTTGACTCCCCAGTAAACGTCACCCCAATGGTTCGTTTCTTCGAGATAGGCATTCTCGGTGGCCAATAGCATTTCTTTCAGCGATTGGTTCATGATAAATTTCTGGAGAACCAAAATCGCCATGACGTTGTATTTTTTCTTAGTCCAATCTTTCACGTTGAAGTTCGGGGCTTTCTTCCCGAGCTTCTTAGCTTCCGCCGCCGAACATAGAGTAAACTCTTGACGTTTGTTCTCAGGCCATTTGGCCGCTTGATACGCATGTTCAACGCTTGGATAATCCAGCCCTTCGTAATGAACTTTTGCTGGAAAGAAATTTGATAAGAACCGGAACATCCCAAAGAATCCACATACCTTTTCGTCATCGTAAAAGGCATACTCAGGAATTTTAGATTCATCTCCGATTATCATATCAATAGGGACAATTCTTACATTTGTGGTGGCAACATTTACCTCTGGCCAAAAGCTCTTCTCGTGTTCGTGGTCTTATCGAGGGGCGGTGTTTAACCCGCCGAAAGTCGGATGCCGAACCAAGCGAGCTTTTTTGGCTTTTGCTTGGTCTTTCCATTTGTGGGTTTTCTTCCATTTCATTTGTTTGAATTTATTCCGATTAGGATTGATACCCGCATGGATTGATCCAAATTCTTGCTTGGTGTAAGGAACGTAAGTTTTCGTTCCATCCGGAGCGATGTTCGTATATCCTCGGGAGACTTCTCGATGAATTGAGGCAGATACTTCTGCCCCCGCATAAATCGGTCTAAATCGTTCTCTTGTCATTTAGGTCGTTGGCGTGTCATGGAGATTCCAGATGAGCATGGCACAGGCTGCAACATCGACCATATCACCATTTTCGTAGTTTGTCAAGAGCTTTCGCTTCAAAGCGGCTTCAATTGTAGCATCATCCCAGCCCGTATAGCCCGCTTGAAGTTTTTCAAAAATCTTTCCACCTATTTCTTTAGCAAATGCATCAAGCAATGCGCCCAACGCTTCTGCCTCAGCCGCCTTCTTGGCTTCTTCCGTAACAAAATCGGTTGTCTTAATCATGCGACAGCTTTTGGAGTATTGAAATCCTCAAGAATTTCTCGAATCTTTTTTAATTTATTTGCATCATCAAGTTCTTTCATCGCCTCTTCAATTGATTGAATGCAATACTGTTGACTTCCAATGATTCCCGTTATCATCCATCCCGGTAGTGGCGGAGCGGGTTGAATTTTATCTTTGTAATATTCATCGATAAATTCACGAACATTTGAAATGGGCCAACTTCTGACATCCCCGCCATTGGAGAGAAGGTGCGCTGTAGCGGTCATATCCACTACATTTGTCCAATAAATTCGTGTTTCCATAAAAAGGGATTACCTCCCTGCTTGAGAGAGGTAATCTTCGCTAAGTCTGTGGTAGAGGTCGTTCAAGTCTTCATAATCAACTTCACGAGGAAGGATTACTGCCAAGCCCGCCTTACGGTCAGCTTCCATTTGCTTGTACACATCGTCCAATTGCGTTTGCAACGTCTTGGAATACTCCATGACCCTTTCGTAACTCCATCCACCATTCTTGATGTTTAGGAGTTCCTCAGCGTCAGGTCGTTTGACGATGACTTCACCCTTCGTCATGATTTCGTACCCCATTCGCATGATACGAACCAAATGTGAGGCGTGCTTTGTGTCATAACCACTCTTCACTTCCAACTCCCGACGAGCAGGATTACGTTCAGCCTTCCACCTGATCCAGCTTTCATAATTCTTCTTCGCCTTGAAGTATGCCCGCTCGGCATTGATCAAAGCAATTACCTCATCCTTGAGATCGAATTCAGATTGCATCTTGTGGATGACCCCTGCCGCATACGCATCGGGCCAATTGTCCCAAGAAACGCTCTTATTCGACAACTCATAAAGAAGTTCCCAAATCAACTCCTTCATGTCCGCACGGCTGCTTTCGTCAAGCGGAAACTGGTTAAAGTTCCACGCTTCAACCTTGGACTTGATATAACCAAAGATTTCTTCAACCCCCGGTGGGATCAATGGAGGCAATCCAAAATCTTCTCGCTTGGGTGATGGCAACTCACCTTGAACGATCCATTTGCGATGACGTTCAATCTTCGCTGCCTGCGCCATGGCGTAACCAGAGAACGTAAACTTTGCCTTCGTGGACAAGAATCGATTGCGGTAAAGCAACAGCTTGTCCGACCAGACAGAACGTTCCAACCACGTATTTGGGTCCGTCCAAAGCAATTCGATGATGTTCGGATTTACCTTGGCGGCAAGCAAGAAAAACTTACGCAAAGAATAGATGGAACTCTCAAACTTGGGGTTCAAGGGGTTCTTCCACTTCGCATACTTTTCTTCCACGGACTTGTCGTTTTCAGCCTGTTCAAACCGCTGAAACAAATCCGACTCAATATGTCGTGGCGGGATGCAAATACCTTTGACATCGGTATCACTCAATGCATTTGCTAACCCATAGCATTGACTGCCATGAAGAGTCAAAAAAATAGTGTTATCCCTTAACCAATTCAAGTTCATATTTTTTTAGGGTTTGCGTTCGGTGTTTTCTGAGCGATTGAATGTTTTTTATGATGTCTAAACTCTTTTTCTTTTTTCTTTCAAGAGCCACCTTACCACATCCATACATCCAAGTCAACAAAAAAAGGATCTGTTGATTGCCACAAATATGCAACTCTTTACATGAGTTGGGTTTTTGTTTGTTTTGAACGATAGATCCCCCAATATCGAACGTTTGAAACAGATAGGTTTTAATGCCAGAGCAGAATTGTTCGGTGCCACAAATAGAAATATATGCTTTTTTGAGTTTCTGCGTCCACGATACACTTCCATCCCCGTCAAAATACCCTCGAATAAAATGAGAATACAGCGATGGGTTCAAATGTAATGGGAAATCCAAATTGCGAGATTTGTTTCCATCAACACCAAGACGTTCAAGTTGTTTTGATAAAACCACACTATCAATAGAAAACTGACATGACTCATATGTATCGCTTTTATATGCCGATGAAATCACTCGACGAATGGGTTTGTTACTTTCCAGACACTTAGCGATTTTTATCAAATGCGGTTCATCCGTGACCGCTAATCTAATGTTGATGTATCTTTTTTTGACATTATTATAACCATCCGCCATTATAAATCCCAGAACATATGCCTTTTCTTCGGTGTCAATTTGTTCAAAAAAAGATTCGTTTACTGTATATTTTCGATTTCCATGCATATGGTATGCCTTTCACTATTACGTCATATACATAGTGATGAAAGAACGGAAAATATGCTAAATCAATGATGTGATATTTTTATATGTGGGAGGGCTTTGAAGGTATCTCCGTGTTCCAGAGTTGCAAAGACAGACCCATCGTTGTCGGAGAAGGTGAACCGATACGCTTTTTTACCCTTGAACCTCGGATATGTTTTCTCACAGGCATCCTTGGCCGCTTGGTTGATTGCCTCTTCATAATCCTTCCAATCTTTCTCTTGAGCTTTCTTATGACGAGATTTCCATTCCGGATCAGCATTTTCGTCATAGATGTTTTTCTTGAACTTTTCGTAGTATTCCACTCGAATGACATCGGCAGTTCGGAAAGCATTCCATTCGGGATGACCATCAAACCAACCAGATCTAATCTCTTCTTCGATCTGTTTTTTAGTTAGGGGCTTTTGGTCTTTGAGTTGATCCCAAATAATAGTGGCCGCAGACAAGGCATCTACGGTTTCCTCACCATACGGACTCTCAACTCCTACTTGGAGGTTATCGTTTTCGAGACGAAAAAGCAAATCGAGTAGTTCATAACTA